AGGTAATGTGTATTCTTGTATATCTTCTTTAAGTTCTAAAAATACATAGGCTTCTTCAACTGAGTTTTCACTGCGTTGTCTGTATTTTTCAAAACTTTTATTAATAGCCAAGTCATAATGTTCAGGATCGAGTTCAACATCGACCATCTGTCCACCAAGTCGTAGCTCTATTTCTTTAGTTAAATCTTCTTTTAGTGCCATACTACTATTTACCTTGTTTGAAGTAGTCTGCTGTATACTTTAGCAGTTGTTTAACCTGTTTAGAATTTGCAGGGAAAGAATTTCGCATTCTATCATAGCTTGGAAGTTCTTTTCTATGTGCTTCTGGATTACGAAGTACAGCCTCTGGATCGTCTAAGTCTTTCATTTCGCCTGCTAGGTCACTGGCGTATGCCATAAGTTCATGTGGATCACGCAGGTAACTACGCATTAGGTCTGCTTGAGTGCCACCTTTTTTAACTTGATCCAAGCCTTTCATGTAACCACTTTTGTATTTGGGCAATACTTTTTGATCCATTTTGTCGTATTGATTCCAATGTATAGTTTCGTGTTGCAACATTCTCATCAATATTTTTTTGAAAGTTTTAGGACCATATACCTTTTCTAAATTCTTAGCATGTAGATACACAGTCATAAACTTGCCATCTTTTTCAGTCCAATCTGCGGCCGCACTTATCCATTCATCTGGATCTTTGCGTTCAGAATAGTCTGTTATAAATTCTATTGGAAAGTCTTCAGTTTCAAAATTGAGCAGTTCTTCTAGCTCATTGACATCATCTTTGTCATCGTTGGTTTGTAGAAATTCTTGGTAATCTGCCAAAGCATCATCTATAGCAGGTTCTAAATCTGCTATAAATTGCCAATCAGGTTCAACCCTGGCTTCTGTTATCTCCCAAAATCTCATAATTGTATTTATAGCGCCTAATACCTAATGCTTTAGTTGAACGATACAATTCAATGCTAACACTATCGCTTTGGTTACCGCCTAGTATTTTCCAATACACTTTACCATCTTCATGTTTTTCCCAACCTACATAAAAACCAACATGCCCTTGCCAGCCTTCTTTGCCTCTAGGAAATACAACAATATCTCCTGCTTGAGGTATATCTACTGATTCTCCCCAATCTAAAAAACTTCTAGCAGTTAAAGGCTGAGGATGATTTATATCATGTAGGTTAGGTATATTACTTTCTTGTAATACTGCATTTACAAAGGCCGCACACCATTCTGTATAACGTGGATCAACTCCTACATACTCTTTAAGATCACGACTGTTTTGTTTTTCATTCATACCAAGTTTGCCTTCTGCATTTTGCACAGAAGTGTACATTGGCTGACATCCTGTCAACAGTAAAACCAAGATGATAATTCGCATGTGTTTACTTATACACTTGCAATATTATTGTCTCAGGATTAAATCTACCATTTAGTTTTGTTTCAGTTGTTTTGAGGGTTTTAAATTGTACAGGTACTTTGTGTTTTGTGATCTTTTTCCACTGAGATAAAATTTCTTGTGGTTTACGTATAGTTTTTTGTACACTACGTTCTGGATCAAAAAATTGTATAGTAGTACCTTTTACTTTAAGAGTTGCATGTGCTTCTGGATAGTAAACACCAATTTTTCTTGTTTTACAATTAAACACAACCAACATTGTTGAGTCTATGATTTCTGCTGGCTCTTTACTGGTAATACCAAAGTCGCTATCAAAAACTTTATACTTTAGTTTCTTTACTTGCTCGGCCGCAGTTTTTTGTTTTGGCTTTCTAACAATTCTTGTGTGTTTGTTTTCAGCCAACAGTATATCAAATGCCTGAAACAGTCTTTCATAAAACTGTAGTGCATCTTTACGTTGTGTTTTGTTTAAATGATCATAGCCTTCTTCTAATTGCTTCTGCATTTCATCACGTTTGCTTGGAGCAGGCAGACTGTCTAATTCACGATATTCTTCCAATGGTCCTGTGTACCATTTTCGCATGAATCTTACATGTCCTAAGTTTGTGCCTACACGTTTAAGAGTCTGCAGAATGTTTTTGTCTTTGAGTTTGTTCTTTTGTGGATCAATTAAAAACTCATCAATCCAAGTTTCTATGTCCTCAATTTTTTCTTCGGCGGCTTCTTCTAAACGTTCTTGTATTGTAGGAACATAGCCCTTCTTCTTTTTGCTTTCTTCTTCTTTCTTTTCCTCAATCATAGTTGAGCCTGTTTCAATGAGCTCTCCTATACGTTTTTTAATCCATTCTGTCATTGGTGCAACATCGCCACTGGTACCAGGACATGATTGCCAATACTCTTGTTCTTTTTCATTGTAATCAGGACAGCCGTCTAACAATAACTTACAATTAATACCTGTAACTATTTGAAACTTGCCTGATTTTCTTACACTAGCAATATCGTTTTTGGTATAGCCGTTTTGTTTCATCCATGTAAAAATGTGTTCTACATTGTCTGCGTATTTGAAATTCATGTAGTAGAAATCATGCACAGTTGTTTTCAATCTGTGAAATTGTTGTCCGTCTAACTGTTCCCAATTTTCAAAACTGGGTGCTTGTAAGCCTCTAGTACCTCGTCTAGGTGCCGACGATTTCTTCTTTTTTCTAACTTTAACTCCACTAGCCATGGTTACACTCCTATGTTTGTTTCTATTATAGTAACATACACTAGTTAGTTTTGTCAATCGGTAAATACAGTTATGGAGATCTAATGATGAAACTAGGTGCTATTGTTTGGGGATTACCCGACCATTTTAATATTGATATACACAATAAACTGGGTGCTATACTAAAACCTTTTACACAAACGCAATTGGCTAAATTTGGTATTGAAAAAGGTGATACATTGTGGATTGGTTCATGTTTTGATACCACTCTGATTCCAATGGGCGAAAGAGAGTCAAAAATTGATATGCAAGACACAGGCAATGGCAAAAATGCTATAGGTAGCAAAGATCCAAGAGATTATATATCAGTTTTTAAAGCATTAGGATACACACATTTACTGTTAATAAAAATGCCTTTCTTAGTAGGAAATTATATGTTAGCTGGCAAACAAGTTAGCGAAGATGCTTTGAATAATTTAATATTGCTTATGACTAGCAAAGAAGACATACATTTTATTGCACAACCTAATTATGATACAGATGAATCAGATGATTGGGATATAATGCCAATCATAGTTGATATTAATACTGCTAATCCTGAATTTATGTTGTACAATAAACCATTGGCCAATGTGCATGAAGATAATATTAAATCATATGATTTTACCAGCATAGGTTTATATGCAGGCAATATGTCATGGGTTGATGAAGTAGGCAGTGAAGCTTTCTTACGTGTATTAGAATCCACTATACCAGCAGACGTAGATATACAGCTTCTAACCAGTGATAAGATGGGTCCAGAAAATCCACATCATATTGACGTAATTGAAGGTATGTTAGAAGAAATAAAGGACACCGCTAATGCCTAGGCTTACACTTTACAAACCTACAAAGACAAATGATTTCTACTTTATGGATAAAACAATTCGTGAACAATTTGATATAGGCGGAGTGGGTGTCATAGTACACAAATATATTGGACCACAAGATGTAGCGGATCAGAACGACAAAACCCAGCCTAAATACACTGATAGTAGTGCCACAGATGCTAATGGTAACCTAACTAATGTAGAGCCAGATATTAGCGAACTAGATGTACAAGATGTTCTATTTTTAGAAAACAGAGACAGAGTATATGATCCAGACATATATGAATTACGTGGTGTATATAATGTAGCTGATACAGATTTTGATTTATCACAGTTTGGATTGTTTCTAACAAACGATACTTTGTTTATGACATTTCATATGAATGACATGGTAACAAAAATGGGTCGTAGATTAATGACAGGTGATGTGGTTGAACTACCACATCTATTAGATGAACTAGCATTAGATCAAAGCAAAGCACCAATACCAAAATTTTATAGTGTAACAGATGCCGCTCGTGGCAGTGAAGGTTTTTCACAAACTTGGTATCCACACATATGGAGAGTTAAACTAGCACCACTTAATGATGCACAAGAGTACACAAACTTACTTGGCAGTAACGAAAACGAAGACAGTCTAGCAAGTCTTGTTAGCACATACAATCAAGAAATGGATGTTAACAAAAAGATAGTTGAAGAAGCCGAAGCATCAGGTGGAGGAAATTATAATACAGATCATCTGTATACTACATCAGACAATGCAAATCCAAGTCCAGATTGGACTTATGGCGAATCACTTGCAAGTGGATTAAGTTTTCCTGCATCGCCTAATCAAGGTGATTATTTCTTACGTACTGATTTTGATCCAAACAGACTGTTTGTTAGACGTGGTGCAAAATGGGTAAGACTGTATGATAATATTTCTACATCAACATGGGACAGAAACACATTTGGTTCAGTAGAAGAATTTGTAAATCAACTCGGTAAAGATAGTGTAGACAATGAAGACTTTGATGTACGACAATCATTAAGTAACATAGCAAAAACTAAGAAGACAACATAATGAATTATTTTTATGACAAACAAATGAGAAGACACCTAGTTCAATTCGTACGAATGTTTTCAAACTTTAGTGTACAAATTGGAGAAAACGATAACGGTGATCCAATCTATAGAACTGTTCCTGCAAAGTATGGTGATCCAACACGCATGGCGGCGGCTATTATGCGTGAAAACTCAGAGAACAAAATGCTAAGTGTTCCTCAAATTACATGTTTTATCACAGGCATGGCACAAGATCCAACCAGAAGAATTCATGCTGGTTTTCAAAAAAGAGAAACCATATACGAAAAAGATTTTAACGAAGCAACAGGTAATTATTCAACAGATCCTGGTAATACCTATCAAATTACAAAAACTGCACCTGTACCATACATGTTAGATATAAATGTAGATGTTTGGACAAGTAACACAGATCAAAAATTACAGTTGCTAGAACAGTTATTGATATTGTTTGATCCAGTGATTGATTTACATAGCAGTAAAAATCCATTTGATTGGACAGCTCTCAGTTATAATGAACTAACCAATATACAATTTACAAGCAGACAACAACCAATTGGAACTGAAGATATTATTGAAATTGCAACATTAACTTTTAGAAGTTTGGTATATCTAACACCTCCTGCTAGATTTAATAGAAGCAAACTTATTCACACAATTCTTACAAAACTGTATACAATGGATGATGATCAAGTTGATCTATTTGCACAGAAGAAGAGCTTTACACATGACAGTTTATCATACACAGTAATAACTCCAAGTCAATATTGGATTCAAATCACTGATGCTACTACTGTTAAAATTATGAATCAAGATACAACCATACTAGATAGCAATGGAGATACACTCAATTGGGAAACTATACTAGCACCAATTGGCAGAATAAATGACGGATATAGTCAATTAAGATTACGTTTAGCAGGTACACCAGATGACGACGATAGTGATGTAATTGGTACTATAGCATATGATAATGGTAATGTTAATCACTTAACATTTACAATAGATACAGCAACACTTCCTGCAACCACTTTAACCGCTGTAGATAAGTTTGTAAATCCACAAGCAAATTATCCAGGCGATGGTACATTACCGGCGGCATCCAGTGGACAGCGATATAAAATTAGTGACGAACCACCTTCAGGAGGTTGGGGCACTTTAACAGCGGCCAAAGATGATATCATTCAATATGACGGCGCCAATTGGACAGTAAGTTTTGATGCTAGTGCAAACGGCTCTACTGCACAATATGTAACTAATACAGATGATAGTCAGTTGTATTACTACAATGGTGATGATTGGGTACATGCTTGGCAAACCACACACAAACCAGGATTTTGGAGAGTTTATCTTTGATACAAGCATCTGGTTGTTTGCTTCTTGCACTTGATACAGGTAGAATTTGTTTACAACAAAGAAGCAGTAACAACACACATCCTAGAACATGGGCATTTTGGGGAGGCAAAAGCGAACCAGACGAACGTCCTATTGAAACACTTCTGCGTGAACTAGAAGAAGAAATAGGCATGTTGCCTGATGTACAAAAAGTACACCCTTTGCATATCTTCACAAGCAAGAACAAAGAATTTACATACAACACTTTTGTGGTTGCAGTATACGAAGAGTTTGTTCCTGTATTAAACAATGAAAGTGATGGTTATTGTTGGGTAAAATTAGGTAACTGGCCAAGACCATTACACCCTGGCAGTAAAAATATTCTGTATGATAAAACTATGGTCAAAAAAATTGGGACCATCTATAAAAGAAATTCTAATACAAATGGCCCCGATTGGATCTCTAGCTTAAACAGTTAGTTTCTTTTTCATCGAACTTAAAAATTCCTTCTTAAGCCAATCAAAGTCGTTGATCATTGCGAGTTGGTTTGGATCTCCGGCGTATTTTTTACCATAGTCAGCACCATTTTTAGCACCACGCAATGCGTATCTACCAAATCTAGCACCATTATCGATGTTTAACCAAGTATCTAACCGTTCAGTATTTTCGTCAACCTTACTGTTTGAGATAATGTTACTTGAGAGTTTAGCACATTCTCTAAAAGCTGATCTCCATGTACGATATGGATCTTTATTGAATGCAGTTATATTACTAACTTGATCAACAGGTTGAAAAAATGCTACATTGGTACTAAAATCGGGCATTTTGTTACCTAGCTTCATCAACTGTTGTCTTGGAAATAATTTTACTGCACCAAATCCGTATTCCAGTCCATTTATCGGATTACGGGCTCGCCAGCAATATGTTGTGTTCTTTCGTTTGCTTTTAGGAGGCACAAAATCAAAACGAAAGTGATCCATAATTACTGCGTCTGCATCTACTATCCATACCATTTCACTTTGGCTGGTTGCTCCAGCTTCTTTGTATGCATTTCCAATTCCTCTAATGTTTCTAATATGCCGGGCTTCCGGATATTTTTCTGCGAGTCTTTGAAAATTTCTGTCTGCTTCAGGTTCATGGTAACTTATGAAGCAAATATCAAATTCTGAGTCAACATATCCAGCAATGATTCTACTGCGAATAACACTTTTAGGGTTACCGCTGGTAGGTACTAAACGTACCACGTCCCAACCTAATGGGCGTTTGCTTCTATAACTGACTACAGGAAATTCATATATATAATTTGTATCTGTACCTTCTGGTCTCCAATGCCAAGGAAAATCATCAGCAATAGGATAATTTTCATTGATTACCCAAATGTGACTGACTTGATCTGCATATCCTTCTGCCATAACATTGACAGTTTCCATGTCATTGATATCTTCAACATACAGTTTTGGAAAAGGAGAAATACATCTTGCAAGTATTCGTTGCCAAGGTGATACTGGTGTTTCTCCTCTAATCTCTTTTAAATGTTTTATATCAAACTGGTTGTTCCAGTCTGGTCTCCACATTAATTGTTCAGTTTCCATCTTCTATGTCCTTTAAGGTATAAACTTTACTTCCTACATGTGCAATACTTTGAGCAAGTTCAAAATCTGCATATGCTTGAAATCCAGCCTTAGATGCTTTTTCAAAAAAGTAAATGTCTTCACCCATCATTGATTCAGATTTACTATCGTATTTAACACCGAACCAAGGAGGATCTGAATAATCGTGTACGACTGCATCTACTACATCTAATTTACGCATTATATTAGGATCTTGCTTGTTCATTGTTTCAAACACTTCTCTGTGAATTAACACACAACCAAACCCTAAGGCCGCAACTTTTTCAATACCGCCATCTACAGATCTATTTAATCTTGCATCATAGTCCATGGCACTTTTAAATGCAGTACTTCTAATTGGTTTTACTCTTGTAGTGTAAGGAGCTCCAACAATTTTTGCTTTCCTGTTTAGTAACCTATCAATAGTATCACTAGGAAAATGCATGTCGCTGTCTAACCACATTAAAAAATCAGCTGATGTTTCTAGTGCTTCTCTTGTTAGAGCATCTCTCTGCATTGTTACATTACTGCCATACTGCATATGAATAGAAACTGACTTTCTATCCTGTCCGCATTTATGCATAAGATTAGCTAAACTGCGAGTAAACATTGTACTGCATTGATCCATTACAGGAATACATATTGCAATCCTATAACCATCATTGTTTACATATGTAGAAGGTACACTTACCATGTGTCACCTACATCATATCTTGTGGAACCATGTCCTGTGAAAGTTGGCGTTCTGCTTGTACAACACCATCATTTAACAGTTTGGCAAGATTTGCAGTTGTTTTTACACAATTTGCAAAGGCTGTATCATTGAGAGCCGCGATACGATTCATGTGATCAGGTTGAATTTTGCCAATGGTTAAAATATCAATTGCCGCCATTCGGGCAAGTCTGTCTACCCAATATTGCTCTTCATAGGTTTCAATGTTTTCAAGCAATGCTGGAACATCATGTTTTTGACTCATATCTGCTAGAATATCTTCTAAAATTTTAAGCTCAGCTTCTAAGCCAGCTTTAGTATGCTTACCATTATTAATTTCAATTTGCGATTGAACATAACGTATTTCATTGATAAGCAGTTGTGCCTGTCTTGCAGGATGTGGATGTTCGCCTAGCACGAACGTTTCTATTTCATATCTTGTACGATGGATAATCGCCGTGTCGACGATATTTTTCTCTGCCATGTTTTACCTCCTAAGGTTTTACATTTCTTAGTATATATCTGTACACACCAAGGGTGAGATGTTTATTATGGACTTGCACCAGTTGAATTACCGTTTTGCCAACCGCCAAATGTTGCACTAAGTTTCGTATTTGTTGTAACACTAGGATTAATAAATGCACCAAATGTTGCACTCAATAGTAAATTAGAGTTTGAACCAGGAATACCTCCTTGTCCGTTAAAAAAAGTACGAACTGTACTCATTGATATCTGGGCGCCTGTTGCCGGTAGTGCCATAGTTTATTTCTCGCTACTATTAGTTATAATAGAATTTACCTGTTCTGTCAAGGTTTTTATTTGTTCTTGTTGTTCTTTCATACCTTCTATGAGTAGTGCAACCATTTTTTGATAGTCAACTGCTTTGGTTCCATCATCTCTCTGTCTTACAACTTCTGGTAATACTTCTTCTACTTCTTGAGCAATAACACCAACATCATGTTTACGTACAAAGTAACCATCTTCTCCACCACGTTTTGCAATATGTTCGTCAGTCCAATCAAACGTCACACCACGCAAAGCAGTAATTTTTCCTAGTGGATCTGCAATTACTTCTATGTTTTCTTTTAAATTTCTATCAGATGAATAAAATGCAGTTACATCATTTGTTGCTCTAATTTCACCTGTTGTACTAGATGCGGCTGTGCCTACACCAAAACTGTCAAATTGTACATCAGCTGATGAGCTGGCTGTTCCAGCAAGTAATACTGTGCCTGTAGCATCCGGAAATGTTATTGTTCTATTTGCAGTAGCAGTTGTCATTGTAAATGCAGTATCATAGGTACCAGAATCAAAAACTAAATTTGGATATCCATGACTTGCATTACCTTGAAGATACAAATCTAAAGCAAATATACGGAATGAGCCATTGTTAACACCTGGTACACTTATGTTTGTATCAGCACCATTAATACCAAGTGCGTCGATTAAACCAGCAGTTCCTGAACCGGCTATATCGTCATCTTTGATTATACTAAGTTGATATGCACCACATTCACTGCCATCCGCGGCTCCCTTTATGTAGAATTTTTGCATAGCATACATGGTATCATTGCCACCATCATCATGGCCGTAAAAATCAAATCTTGCTAAAGGTCCGTTGACAGCGTTGTTCTGAGAGTAGTATGTATGCATGTGTGATTCACCACCAGCATTGTAATCCGTTTCCCATGTAACAGTAGCCGCGGTGCTTGTGCCTTGACGCATGTTAAAATTTACTACAGCACTAGTATTGTCTACAGCTTCGGGTCCAAAATGCATTTTAGAACCATCGGCTTCAAATTTAAATAAATTATTGACATTAGCCAAAGGTCCATTGGTGCCAGCATCTCCATATTTTAGAGCAAACTCAGTGCCTGCCGCCACTAAATGATAATCTCTAGTTTGACCAGTATCTGAGAATGAAAGAAAAGGATTAACATCATCTTCTATAACAATTCCATTTCCATAATTTGCCGCTGGAGCAGGACTTCCAACACCAACACCAATTACGTTTGCACCACTGGCAGTATAGGTTCCGCCGGAGACACCACCAAGGACATCAGACAATGTTTCTGCCGCTGTTCTACCTTCTACACTTGTACCATCTATTTTTAGGAAATCATCATCGGCAACATTGGCATTACATACCAATAGGTTGCCATTACCTATACCAGTATCAGAACCTGCACCACCTCCAAGTTGTGATGTTAGTGCCACTGTACCTGTTGAGTCTGGTAATGTAATTGTGTTGTTTGCTGTTGGATCTGTTGCTGTTAACAGCGTGTCATTACTATTGTCAGTTGAACCTTCAAAGTAAACACCAGTTGATCCTGATACTTGAAATGAAGTTGCTATTGCTTGTCCTGACACAGTAAGATTATTACTGCTCGGATTGTATGATAATCCAGCATCTGTGTACACTTGGTTAACTGCCATTGATGAATCATCACTGTCAACAATGTTTACATAATGAGCGGCATCTACGGCGCCTCTTTGTATTGTGTGTATAGTTTGGGCTTCTGCGGCTGTTGATGACGCACCTACCAATGCACCAGTGAATGTTGTTGCTTCCATTGTTTCAGCAACCAAAGTACCTAAACTAAAACTTCCATCTGATGTGTTAATATTACCTGTTACTGCTGGATCATATTCATCAAACAATCTAAATTTTTGATCTGTTACGTCAAAGAATAAACCTACTTGTGTAAATCCTACACCAGATGCACCTGTATTTCTAAATCCAATCACACCAAGGTCAATGTTTGCAGGAGCGGCCGTACCATTCCATGTATCATTTAATGTGTGTCCTGATGTTGCATTAAATTTAATTTTAATGCCACTGTCTAGGGTTTGTTCATCTCCAGTAATGCTTACAGCAGTTGCTTCTGTAGAAGAAAAGTTATCTTTACTCCAACTAAACTTGTCTGGAGTTCCTACAGTATCAATTTTTACATAATAGGTTGTACTTGCTGTGCCTTCAAATAATCCGGCAAATGTACCATCATTAAGTCCACTACCTGAAAAGTTAACAGTTCCAATACTGTCACCTGATCCTAAGAACACATACGGATCTTCAACGTTCAATGAGTTAACATCTGTACTAGCACTGGTACCTAAAATTGTTAAGTTACCACCAATAACAACATCACCATCAAATCGTGCATCACCTGTTGTTCTAAAACTCGCCGCCATGTTGTTGATCATATCAACATATACAACACCTGTACTTGCATGTGATTTAGTTGTTTTACAAACTTCAACACTAAAGTTAGGATATGTTGGCGAAGTTGCTGTTAAACTACCTGCTGTATCAACATACAGCGGAGCACCAACACTAAATGAACTGGTATCTAAGTTAAAATACAAACCTTGTATCATAACATAACCATAGCCTGTGTTAGCAATACTGCCAAATGTTAAACCTATTGTGTGTTGTACATCAGTTGAACTTTTATCTGAAAGTGAAACTTTCATACCACCAGCTGTAAGTCCACCACTGTATCGCACAGCCTTACCAGCCGCGATTGTTGAACCTGTATCGTTATAAACATATTGGAATGTATTCTGTCCAATTCTAATGATTTGTGAAGTATCACCTGTGTAATATGCTAGAGCATCAAAATTGTTTTCATAGAAAACTCTACCTTCGGCGGCACTACCAGGAGTGCCTGCACCGGTGTCAATGTCCATATAATCAACACCATCTATGTAACCTTGTGCCTTAATATTATCTGTATGTGTGTTTAACCAACGCAATGAAGCTGAACCAAGTTCCCTTGTGCCGTCATTGTCAGGTATAATACTACTATCAACCTTGGCTGTTATGGTAAGTGTATCTGTGTTTGCATCACCAATGTCTATGTTACCATTGAGTGTACTTGCACCTGCTACAGTTAGTCCGCCACCTACGTTTAGGTTTTCAGCAATACCTACACCACCATCTACAATAAGAGCACCAGATGTTGCAGTTGTACTTGTGGTTGTAGCATTTAGGTTTACTGCACTTGTAACATCAAGTGTGCCTGCAATAACTGTGTTACCAGTTGCGGCCGCTATGGTTACTTTGTTTAAACTATCACCATATGTGATATCGCCAGTAGCACCTATTGTCATTCTTACTGTGCCAGCTGTTTTAAAATCTAATTCATCATTGTCTGCACCTGCACTATCTTCTGCTAAAATAGTTGTGTCACCATCTCCGTCTTTAACTCCGCCTAATGAGCCCCATGCTGATCCATCATAACCTTCAAATGAACTATCATCTGTGTTATAACGTAATTGTCCTTGAACGGCAGTTGGTCTTTGTGCAGTACTACCAACTGGAATTTGTATAGATCCAGTTGTTGCAATTTTCATATTGGCGCCATCAAATGTAAAATTTGCATCATCTTCGAGTACACCTGATGTGCCTGCAATCGTAATTCTATTATCTGTAAGAGCAGAGTTTGTTAAACCAGTTACATCTACAGCACCAAATTTTGCTCCACCAACAGAACCAGACATAACTTCACTGGTATTAGATGCTTGAGGGATAAACATAAATTTGTTGTCTGTGTCATCCATACCAAAGAAACCAACTCTAGCCTGTGAACCATCATGCCAACGAAATTCAACACCTCTGTCTTTGTTATCATCTGAGCCAGGAGGTGAATCACCACCTAGTGTCATAATAGGATCATCTACAGTCATTGTGGTACTGTTTACAGTTGTGGTGGTACCATTAACTGTAAGATTACCTGTGACTGTAACATCGTTAGGCAAACCAATTGTGACTGTGCCAGATGATTCTGCTACTTCAACTTCGTTTGCAGTACCATTAAATGTAAGTGTTCCACCACCTGCTATAGCAGATGAATTAGAACCATCAGTTACTGTAAATGCTGTTGGTAAGTTTGTAATGGTTTGTCCACCAAAGTCTACTGCTTTGTTGAACGCAATTTTTTCTGCACCATTACTTGTGTCAAATGTAAGAAAGGCTGTACTGCCTTCTTTAATTACTAATGCGGTAGCCGATGCATCTTTTAGTACAATTTCGCTATCGTTACCTGCTGAGTTTTCTACTGTAAGGCCATTCTTGACCTTAAAATTATGTTGAAAAGTTGCCATATCGCTTCCCTCTCCACGGTTAGGCTACACTACTGTATATTGTTATTATTTACCTAAATTAGATTAAGTGTTTTTCTGCAATGAACCTATAGTTCATAGAATCTGTATTAGCAGGAGTAATTCTTAATCTAACATTACCACTGTTAATATCTGCAGAAATTGTAAATTGATTTGCACCACTTAATAATGAACCATAAGTTGTCATGTAAACATTTGATCCGTCATGTAAAACTAAAATTTGTGTTATTTGAAATACTGAACTTGTGGTGTTTTCGCATGATATAAAATATTTTGCACTACGATATGTGGTTAATGACCACTGGTCTACACTAAATTCTGCTGTAGAAGAACTGGTTGCTGTACTGGCATGACTGTGATATGCATTGTGCATTGTGATGTTATTGGTAAAAACTGTGCCAACTTGATTGGCTTGGCTACCAATATTTTGTGCAAAGAGTGTACCAATTTGATTAGATCCTGTACCAATATCACTTTGACCATTGGTTGATATTGTGATATCTTTGTCATTTAAATCTAATGCACCTCCAAGTTGTGGTGTTGTATCTTCGACAACATTTAACATCACAGTACCAGATGCATTTGGTAAAGTTATAGTATTGTCTTGACCAGGATCTGTGGCTGTAAGTTTTGTTTCATTTCCGTCGTCTGTAGAACCTTCAAATATAAGGTCTGCATCTTTGCCAATGCGTACACCTTCTCTGTCAAACTCAGCAACGATTGTGTTTACACTATCTTTTAGTACACTTATTCTAATTGCACCATCTTCATTGGTTGCTGTTATATCTCTTAGGTATCCATATATTTGTGCATAGGTTTTTGTAGCAGGAGTGCCTGCACTATTGTAAGCATCAAATTTAATAACACCAATTCCGTCTCCCCCGCTTGGTGTTGCACTCTGTCTATCAAGTGTAATACTAGGGCCAACTGCATTAGTGGCATCATCACTGTTAATGTTGATATTACCTTTACCGGTAATATCTTTGCCGTTCATGTCTAGGTTACCACCTAGTTGTGGTGTTGTATCAGCAACAACATCAGTTGCTGTATCAACAAATTCAATTTCTGTACCACCTGCGTTTACTTTCAAAAACTTACCAGGATCAAATGATGCAGGTGTATCTGTTAGTTCTAAGAAATTAGTGGCAGAAAGTCTATTCCATGCACCACCTATGTAACCTTCAAATTCTAAATCATTGGTATTGTAACGTATCATACCAACTGTTGGTACACCTGGTCTTTGTGCAGTACTTCCGCCTGGTATTTGTAAAGCACCATTTGTATCAAACTTTACATTGGTACCATCGAACAATATTGCATTGTCAGTAGTAAGTCTACCACTGGCTCCAGCAATAATAAATTTTTGATTGTTAAGATCACCTACTGACATTTCAGTAAATGTAGCTGTACCTTGTGATGTTAAATTACCAGTGAGTGATGTAATACCTTTGACAGTTAAATTATCTTCTGCTTCTAATTCACCTAGATGTACTTTGATATAATCTACAATGTTAACATTACCAGAAGTTTGTCCATCTTCTGTAGGACATGAAATAAAAGCAACTTCATCTTCGCTTTCGTCATATATGGCACCTACGTTATTTGTGTTTGTAGATGTACCATCGCCTCTAGTAACAATAAACCCTTGGTCAACTGATTGTGTTGTAGTGCCTTCGCCTAATTTAATGAGTGCTTGGTTAATAGATGTGCTGACAAGTGTTGTTTGTGTACCACTTACTTGAAAGTTTCCTGTCATAGTAACTGTACCACCGACGTTCATGTCTCCACCAACGTTTAATGCACCACCAATACCAGCACCACCAGATACAACCAATGCACCTGTAGAAGTACTAGAACTTGTGGTACCATCATTAACATCAACTCTTGCATCAAAGTCTGCAATACCACCAACTAGCAAAGTAGAATCTAGTGTTGTGGCGCCTGTTGCTCTAAAAGTACCACTAACATCTAACAGTTTTGTAGGAACACTTTGATTTATACCTATGTTACCATCTGAATGGATAACCATACGTTGAGTGCCAGCAGTAAAGAAATCAATTTGATCATTGTCTGTACCGTCACTATCTTCAACAGTAACATATGTATCTTTGTCAATATCCTGCATAATGGTGGTAAATGTTTTCCATGAACTACCATTATAGCCTTCAAATCTAGTTGTGGTTGTATTGAATCTTATATCTCCTGTGTTAGGAGATCCGGATCTAGCACCAGTATTACCTGACGGAAGTGTCAATGCACCGGTGATATCCAGTTTTAAATCATTGGTTTGAGTTTTTAACAGATTTTGCTGGTGATCTATTTTTATTGCCATACCTACACTCTCTTACTGTGCAAGTATTTATACGTTTACTGTCTGGCGTATTACTTTCAATGAAGCACTTGTGGCTGAACCCATTGTAACTTTAAGTTCCACGTTTGCTCCGTTAACAGCCGCAGTAAACGTGCCTAGAGTAGATCCACTTACTAGTGTGCCGTATTGTGTAATATAAGCATTTGTACCGTCATGTCCTACCATAACCTTACTGCTTTGAAAAGCAGAGCCCTGTGTGATTGCAATAAAGTATTCACTTGCTCTAAAAGATGCTATAGCAAATGTATCTAATACTTGTATTGATGTAGAAGCTATAGTTGATCCAGCACTTGTGATATGACTGTCATTTGCACCACTGCCCATTATTTTAAAAGTTGGAGTCATTAATGATGTAGTAACTGTTACATCAGCTGGTAGGCCAACTGTTACTGTATCTGTTGCACCTACAACAACTTCAACTTCGTTAGTAGTACCATTAAATGTAAGATTGTCTGTGCCAAGAGCCACTGCTTGTGTATTAGATGCACCATCAACAATGTTGAGTGTGGCCGCAGAAGCAGTATCTACATAATTTTTTGTAGCGGCATCTTGAGCCGCAACCGGATCGCCTAAGTTTTCTATTTTGCCTGTGCCTAGGTCTGCACTTTTTAACCATGCTTTGCTCCAAGTTGCACCTGTTGTTCCTAACGAATATGTGTTATCACCATTTGGTCTAATGTTAGAACCTATGTCCGCGGCAAGATTAAGTGTGTCTGTATCAGCATCACCTAAACTAAGTGTACCACCATCTGCTGTGATATTACCTTTAACATATAATGCTTTCTCTACTAAGGCTCCACCTTTAAATTGAACTGACGCTGTAGATACAGTTGCATCTGTTAAATCTTCAACTACTGATATTGTTGCTCCACTACCTGAAGCTGTTTTTCTGAAACTTGGCATTGCATTCTCCTACTAAGAGTATTTAGTCAAAAAGGAAGGCACCCTAAGGCACCTTCGCAAACTTTAAAAAAAGGAGTTATTAGTGAGTAGGGAGGACTTTGGGTTCACCTCCAACTAGATCGACCGAGATACCATTCTCATATCCTCTAGCACTTACTTCCGCCCGGGAGGGCGATGTGATTTTCAGTCGCTAAACCTTAAACCTGGCTACCACGCCTAAGCAATCAAGTTATGCCTCTAGGTAAGACACGTTTCCTTGCACTACTCTAGTAAGACCGTCGCCTTGCTATACTTATTAATATAGTACTTCTTATACCAGAAGTCAACCTTTTTTTGTATCTTTTTTCAAAAAAAAATGGGCCACCGAAGTGACCCATTTTGTAATATGGTATAACCAAAACTTATG